TTAACTGTGGCTAATGCTGCTACAGGAGATGGTCCTATTTTATCAGCAACAGGTGGAGATACTAATGTTGATTTAAACTTAACACCAAAAGGAACTGGAAAAGTTATATTTAATGGTCAAGGAAAAATTGAAAGTGTTATTGAAAAAGTTACAACTGAAGCGACAGCAGCTACAGGTACAATTAACTATGATGTTTTAACACAACCAGTATGGAATTTCACAACAGATGCATCAGCTAACTGGACATTAAATATTAGAGGTGATGGATCAAATTCACTAGATTCAATTATGAGCACAGGTGAGGCAATCACAATAGCTCATATTGTTTCTCAAGGTGGAACAGCTTATTATAATTCAGCTGTACAAATTGATGGATCATCTGTTACACCAGAATGGCAAGGCGGAGCAGCACCAGATGCTGGTAATCCATCTTCATTAGACACATATACATATACAATTATTAAAACTGGAAGCGCTACATTTACAGTATTAGCTTCTCAAACACAGTTTGCGTAATAAAGTAAAAGGAGAATAATAATTATGCCTATATTAGGTTCATTCGGAGCAGCATCAAAAAGAGGTTTTTCCGGTGGAGCGAGTGTTACTCCACTAGAAGTTGATTATTTAATTGTTGCCGCAGGAGGTGGTAGTGGAGGTTCCGGAGGTGGAGGAGGAGGAATGAGAACTTCTTTTCCTGGAGGAACTAAAATTTCATTAGAATGTGCAGAAAACACAGTCACAGTCGGTGTTGGTGTTACACCCGCACCATGTGTTGGATCTGCTGGAGGATGCTCGGAAGTTGTAGGAGCTACAACAATTACATCAGCAGGTGGAGGAAAAGGTGATGGACTAGCAATTGCTTGTACGACTAGAGCTTTTTCAAGGGACGGTGGAGCAGGTGGAGGAGGAACCTCTGATGGTCCTTCACAACCAACTCCTGTAGGCCAAGGAAACGTACCACCTGTATCACCCCCACAAGGTGCTCCTGGTGGATCAAAACCATATATCGCTGGAGGAGGCGGTGGCGGAGGAGGAGCGTCGGGCGGAACAGGAACTCCCGGTCAAGCTATTCCACAACCAAGTAACCCACCATTTAATGGATTAGGTAACGGTGGTCCTGGAGGTTCAGGTACTGCTAATAGTATTACAGGTTCTTCAATTACATACGCTGGAGGCGGCGGAGGATTTGCTTATTGGCCTGGATATAATGCTGGTAACGGCGGATCAGGAGGAGGCGGAAAAGGTTCTTCACACCCACAAGGTTCAAACCAACAAACTCAACCTGGAACTGACGGTTTAGGTGGAGGTTCTGGTGGTTCACAGTCGAACAGAGGAGGAAATGGAGTTGTAATTTTAAGATACCCAACTGCATGTGCTCCAAGAGTAACAGTTGCTCCTGGCTGTAATACAACAGCAACAACAGGTTGCTGTACTTATGCAACTTTTAACGTTTCAGGAACTTTAAATTTAGAATAATATGGCACATAGATACGCAAGAATAGACGCTACAGACACAGTAACCCAAATATTAACAGTTGGTGACGATTTAGCTAATGTACAACAATGGGCTCAAGCTAAATATAAAACATCTGATTCATTTGTTGAAACAGCTGATGATGATACAAAGGTTGGTCCTGGTTTTAAATATGAAAATTCAAAATTTACAGCACCTAAACCATTTAATTCATGGGTTAAAACTACAGATGCAAATGGTGTAGAATTGTGGTTACCCCCTGTTAGTCCACCTACAAAACTAAACAATGATCAAACAGATGTTTGGGAAAACTTTGATCCTTATTGTGCTCAAGATACATTTATTTGGGATGAAGCTAATGTTAGATGGTTAAATAAACAAAACCAATATTGGAATCCAGATACATCCAGTTTCGTAGATATCTAATCTAAATATCTAAAAAAAATTTATATATATAAATACTAATAAATATATATAAATACTAACTTGAATAGAGTTATAATTATGTTGCTTAAAAACTATTACTATTTTCATCAAGATATTTTACCTGTAAACTTTATTGATCATATTTTCAAAACTGTAAAAGATAGAAAATTTGTTGAAGCAACCACAATAGGTCAACTTAAAAACAAAGAATCCATAAAAAAACAAAAAAAAGAAAAAAGAGATACTAAAGTTGTGTTTCTTGCAGATACATGGATTTTTCAAGTAACTAACCCTATAGTTCAAGCAGCTAATGAAAAAGCGGGTTGGAATTTTCAATGGGATTATAATGAGCCTGTGCAATTTGCCAAATATAATACTAGAAAATACTATGGCTGGCATTCAGATAGCTTAGAAAGTCCTTATGTTTATAATAGACCCGATAACCCAAATCATCATGGTAAAATGAGAAAGCTTTCCACCATTATATCTTTAAATGATGCTACTGAATACGAAGGAGGTGAAGTAGAGTTTGATTTTAGAAATTCTGATTTAGATAAGGATAAACAAGTTAGTAATTTTAAGCATTGTAAAGAGTTGCAAAAAAAAGGTACTGTGGTAACTTTCCCTTCCCACGTATGGCATAGAGTAAAACCAGTAACAAAAGGCACAAGATATTCATTAGTAATATGGCACCTTGGATGGCCTTTTAAATAATGAGGTTGATATAAAGCTTTATAAATATAACATATTGATATAATAATGAAAGGTAAAAAATGAAAGTACATAAATTATTTGAATCACCACTTTATCATTTAAGTGAACCAAAGTTTTTAAATTTAAATAAAGTCTGTGATAAGTATATAAAAGATGGTGTAAAATATAATAAGAAAATTATTAAAACTAGAGAAAAACATTATAATAAAAAAATAGGTGATTTTGGAATAAGCCATGCATCTACAACTCTACTTGAAGAACCAAAGATAAAAGATTTTGGTGAATTTGTAGGACAAACGTCATATAATATTTTAGAATCACAGGGGTATAATTTATCTAATCATAGAGTAGATTTTTCAGAATTGTGGGTTCAAGAGTTTGGTAAAAACGGTGGCGGACATCAAAGAAATCATGTACACTATGCTCATCTATCTGGATTTTATTTTTTAAAATGCAGTGAAAAAACTTCCTTCCCAATATTCCATGATCCAAGACCTGGTGCTATGATGACAAAGTTACCATTCAAAAAACCTGTACAGTCGTGTACAATTACTCAAGCAGATTTAAGACCTAAACCTGGTGATTTTGTATTTTTTAACTCTTACTTACCACATGAATTTACAGTTGATCCAGGAATAGAGCCTTTTAGGTTTATACATTTCAATTTAATTTGTTTACCAGAAAAATATTTTGAACATGAGCTTTCAAAAAAATAGATATTGTATAATTAAACAAGCTATTCCTAAAATACTTGGTGAATTTTGTGCAAGGTATTTAGAAATGAAAAAATTTAATTATAATATTTTAAAAGCTGAAAGGTATATATCTGATTTTAATATAGATCATGGTTATTATGTAGATCCACAAGTACCTGATACATATTCAATTTATGGGGATCAAGCAATGGAAACTTTGTTTCATTATGTAAAACCTAAAATGGAAAAAGCAACTAAACTAAAATTAAGCGAAACTTATGCTTATGCAAGATTATATAAAAAAGGAGATACTTTAGAAAGGCATAAAGATAGAATGAGCTGCGAGATATCAACTACACTTTTTTTAGCTGGAGATCCGTGGCCAATATATGTAGACCCAAAAGGAGCAGGTGACGATTCTAGTGGTGAGTATATACCATTAAATAACAAAGGAGTTAAAGTAAATTTAGAACCAGGTGATATGCTTGTTTATAAAGGTATTGAACTTGAACATTGGAGAAAACCTTTTAAAGGAGATATATGTGCACAAGTTTTTTTACATTTTAATGATTCTAAAAATTCAGACGCAGAAAAAAATATGTATGACACAAGACCAATGCTTGGGTTGCCTAAATATTTTCAAGGAAAAAAATGATACTTAAACCTGTTGTTATAGATAATTGGTATACTAAAGATGAACTTAAAAAAGTTTACAAAGAATTAGATTTTTATACCGATAGAAACAAGTTAGTGACACAACATGGTAATGTTGCTACATTAGATGGTAGAGATCAGGCAGATTGTTTTAGAGTAAATTTAGATTCTTATTATACTCCAGCGGGAAGGAAACTTTCAGATATAATTACCTTAATGGATAAAATGAGGCAAGAGGAATTTCATAATCATATTATTAAAGAATGTGCAATTTATCATGGTTTTCAAAATACTAGACAAGATAGTTCGATGGTTGCTTATTATGAAAATGCACAATACTATGAACCACATACTGACACTTGTAAATATTCTATACTAATATGGATAAACAAAGAGCCTAAAAAATTTACGGGTGGAGATTTAATTTTACCTGATTTAAAAACAAAAATAGAATGTAAAAACAATAGATTAGTTTTATTTCCTGGTATGTTATTTCATGAGGTGACTGAAATTAAAATGAAGGGTAAATATAAGTTAGGAGATGGACGATGGTGTATTGTTCATTTTTTTGAAGGATGATTAAAGTATTTGATAATTTTATAACTCAAGATTTTGCGGATGAAATAATGACGTATGTCAGAAATCATTGTAAACAAAATGTATGGGGTGTAAGTAATCTTACATACGATCCTAAACTAATAGAATCAAGTGCTCCGATATTTTCTATGCAGCTACATGAAAAAATTAATAAAAAGTTAAAAAAATTTTATACTGATAAATTTAAAGAATTTAAAAATAAAGAGTTTTTAGTTGAATTTAAAATATATACACCTTACTCTTACATTACTTGGCATGGTGATGATGTTTATTTGGCTGGTTCCACCATATATCTTAATAGAGAATATTATGAAAATGACGGTGGGATGTTTTTGTATAAAGATAATAAAGATGATATTAAAGGCATATCACCTAAATATAGATCAATGGTTTTGAATTATAAAGATAAGAATCAACATTGTGTAACTATGGTTTCACCTAGACCTAGGTTTTTAAGAGAAACACTACAAATATTTATAAGGAGATAATATGGAAAGCGATCCAATATTAAAAATAAAAAGATTACAGGAAGACATAGAACAGTTAAAAGAAAAGTTAGAAGCTTCTGAATCAGTAAAACGTGGTGAGATTGGTATGAATCAAGCTTTAAAAGTACAGATACAAAAACAACAAGAATACATTAATGAGATATCAAAATTAAATGATAAGTATATTGATAAGATAGCTCAGTTAAAAGGTGATATGCAAGTTTTACTTGAAAGAAAGTAAAATGGAAATACTTGATCTTAAAGCTTTACCGCTTGGTATGTTTAAAAATACATATCAAGCTAATAAAAAAGAAATAAATCATCTAAAAAAATTAAATTTTGATAAAAATATTGGTGGTGTAAATATAACTACATCTAACATTACAGTGTTAAATCATCCTATATTTAAAAAACTTAGCAAATTAATTGATAGCAATGCAGAAAAATATGTAAAAGATGTTCTTCAAATAGATGATAAAATTAAAAGAGTACACAGTTGGGCCACAATAAATTATAAAGGTCAAAGTCATGGTCACCATAAACACCCTGGAGCTTTTGTAAGTGTGGTTTATTATGCAAAATGTTTAAGTGGTATATTCAATACAGCTTTTGATCGAAGTGCTATTCAAGATGGGTATTTTTTTGATTACAGTATAAAAAACTTTAATAAATATAATTCTGTTACTTGGCATGTAAAAACAGAATCTAATGATATGATAGCTTTCCCTGGTTGGATAAGTCATGGGTCTACACCAAATGAATTTGATGAACCACGAATATTGATAGGTGCAAATTATTTTTTAAAAGGACAAGTGGGTTTTAAAGATAGGATTTCAATTTTAAATTTATGAAAATTGTAAAGAATTGGTTGAATAAAGATTTGGCATGGAGAGTAAGAAATTACTTATTAGATCAACCTTATACCTATATGGCTAATTCTCATAAAAAGTCTAAAACTAAATTTTTTAATAGTATTTTTACCTTTGAAGATAATAAAGAAATTTATAATTTAGGTAATCAATTGATAAAACATTTTGATTACAATATTAAAATAATTAGAGCATATGCTAATTTACAATTTAAAGGCATGAATGGCTCATGGCATATTGACGATGGTGAGCAAACTTGTTTATGGATGGCAACTGAATCTTTACCTAAAGGATCAGGTGAATTTAAAACTAAAAAACAAAATATAAAATTTGATTTTAATAAACTAATAATTTTTAACGCAAAAGAAACACACAAAGGAATGGCGCCTACAAAGTTAAATGTGCCAAGAATTACTTTGGCTTTTAAAACTGTAAGACATGATTAAAGAATTTTATAGTACACCTAGATATGGTATGAATTTAAATGATGAAGGTGGTCCTTTTGGTTTTGATATCCATAAAGCATATGAAGTATGTACACTAATTGAAGAAAACAAAATAAATACTATAGTAGAAACAGGTACCCATGTAGGTGATACAACAGAGTTTCTTGCAAAAATGTATCCAAACAAAAAAATAATAACTTGTGAAATACATATAAATTATTTTAATTTTGCAAAGATGAGATTAGCAAAATATAAAAACGTAGAGATTTATAACACTCCAAGTATATACACAATTGAAAATATTAAATATCCAAAGAACACATTGTTTTATTTAGATGCTCACGAAAATGGTATTGAGTTACCTTTATATAATGAAATAAGAACGATTAAACACGGTATTATAGTTATTGATGATTTCTTTTCAAATGTACCAGGCTATTGTTGGGAAGAAAGAATTAATATAGATTGCATATCTGGTACAGATGATGTTTACATAAACAATCCGTTTGCAGAATATCCATATCCACTTTTACAAAGGGGTAGAAGAGCAGGAAGAGCTTATACAACTAAAAACTTTAAAGTTAATTGGAATGGTGAAATATTTAAAAAATTTTGTTAGTAAAACACATTGTAATCAAATATACAATTATCTCAAAGATCATACAAGCCAAAGCTTTAAGTTAGACAATACTCGTCCTTGGTTTGAGAATAATAATATTTTTTATAATAAAATTAGTGATACTTATATTAGAAATTTAGTAAAAAATTATATTGTAAAATTAAGTGCATCTATCAGCGTACAGTTTAAAGTAGAAACATATCCACATTACACCGATTTAGTTTTATGGAATAAAGGTAAGTCAATGGAAGCCCATGTGGATGATGGTCAAGAATCTAATGATGAAATACGAAAGGTTTTACAACCGAGACATTTTAGTTCTATTATTTATTTGAATGACGATTTTACAGGAGGTAAAACTTTTATAGGAAAAAAACAATTTAAACCAGAACAAGGTGCAGCATTAATATTTAAAAGTAGTATTAAACATGGAGTTACCGAAGTTAAAGAAGGTGTTAGAGGAACTATTGCAAGTTGGTTTACTAAAGACTTTGACTCTTTAAATCTATAAGTTCTTTTATTTGCTCTACAGAAGGAACTAGGTTTTCATATTCTTTTATATTAATTTTTTTATTAAAAAGATTTAATCCATTAGCAATTTGTAAATAACTTGTTACAGAAAATCCAGGTTGTATTCTATTTGTTGATTTTATATCATAATGTTTAAGATCATTATTCTTAATAGCCTTTAACACAGATTTAAATTCAGGTGGACATGGATAGTCTTTATTAAATCTTTTCCAAAACTCTGTATCTTTTCTTTTTGTAATATAATGTAAATATACAAAATATAATATTTCGTCCATGGTATTTGTAATAATTTCATTAAACATATCATTAGTTCCATCAAACAAATTGTTTGCAAATTGTCTAAGCAGTTGAAGTTGTAATACAGTTAAATGAATACTTGTAGATTCTAATGGTTCTATAAAACAAGCAGCTAATCCTACTGCCATAGAATTATCAACCCAATACCGTTCGTGTCTTCCTGCTTCAAAATTTATAATCTTTCTTACATCTATTTTATGACCAAGAAACTGCTCAGCTTCTTTCTGAGCTTCTTTGGCATTTATGTAATTAGAATCAAATACGTAACCTGCACCTATTCTATCTTTCAATGGTATCTGCCACATCCAACCATATTTCATTGAAATAGCAGATGTATAAGGTTTATTTTCTTTAACAGGCAAGTGAAAAGGTATAGCTTGTTTCATAGGCAAATATTTACGATAGCTTTTCCATTTAGTTTTTTTTCCTATTATTAATCTATTTAAACCTGAGCAATCAAATATAAAATCATATTTAATTTTCATTTTTTTAAAGTCACCCTCTATGTATTCTATGCTTCTTTCTTTTGCTATTTTACCCAAATAAGTAGATAATTTATTTGTATCAAAGTGTATTGCATAGGCTATGTCAGATAAGTCAATTTTGTTTTGATAACTAACTTTTGCAGCATAACTATATTCATTAAAATCTAATTTATTGTGTATCAAATGCTTGTAATAATAGTCGCCACAATCATGGGAAAACAAAGGTGGAATACTTGTATTTGATAAAAATTTTTCATAAAACCCATGAAAGTATTTCTTACCGTCACCATTCCAATTTTCAAAGCTAATACCTTGTTTAATACTGCCTCCTGTTTCACGAACCAGTGTTAAAGGATCAATGTCTATCTCTCTTAAAAAATCCACAAATGGAGGTGTAGTTGCTTCACCAACTCCAATTATACCTATTTTTTTATTACCTATAATTTTTATGTTAAAGTGCGGAAAAAGTTTTCTTACAAACAAAGCTGTTAACCAGCCTGCTGTTCCACTTCCTAAAACAATTATATTTCGTACTTTTGTTGCCATATAACTTCAAACCAACCTGTAATTACAATTTTTTCGTGTGTGTGTGAAATAACACCTTTATGAGTGTGTGTAAATTCAGCTGGCCATATTAATGTTAATCCTTTTTTACAAGGTGTTCTTAATTTTTGATATTTAAAATCTGTTCCTGCATTAGGAACATTATTTAAATATGTCATAAAAACTAATTTTCTTTTTATTATTTGTGGATATCCTGAATTTTCAAAATGCCATATTTTAAATCCACCGCTTTTAGGATATTTTTGTATTAAGTATGGTTGAGCAATATTAAATTTTGTATACATTTTTACTGCATCATATTTCTTTTGATATTCCTCTACACAATTTTGTAAGTGTTGCCTATATCTATCAAAAGGTTCAAAATTATCTTCAGGTTGAATCATAATATCTATGGAGTCTTTAACATCTTTTAAGACCTGAAATGTTGCTACTGTACCTGTGTATTGTTTTTTTTGATTATCATTGTAATACTTAACAATATCATCACATAGTTTTTTAGGAGCCATCCACCCTGCTACAAAACTTTCAAATGGTAACTTATATTCTTTCATGTTATGGTATATATATAAGTATATATAATGAACTTTATTAATAGATTAAAAGAAGTAAAATATGCAACTAATTCCCAGAAAAAGAAAGAATTATGGGATGTTAAAGGTATTTTACACAATCAATCTTTTAAGTTTGATTTAAGACCTTTAAAAAATAACGCTAAAAAAGGGTCATTTAAAACTAAAGCTGATAAAATGGTTTTTGATATAAATGATGAATATGTAGTGGTGGATGTTGAAGAATTACATCAACATTTAAACAGTAAACAAAAAAAAGTAGTTTATTTAAATGATTTAATATTAGAGTTAGATTGGAATATAATAATCAATAAAAATTAAATTATTAAAAAGATGATAAAAAGTAACATAAATATAGTTAAGGAGTGAATATGACTGAAAAAATTGAAGAAAAAACATTTACAATTGATGGTAAAGAATACAAAGAGTCTGAATTATCAGCAAGATGTCGTAATATAATTTTTAGTAGATCGGAAATACAACAATCCAAAGTAAGACATGAAATAGAAATTGAAAAAATTGATGTTTTGACTAATTATTATAATATGGAAATTAAAAAAGAGTTAGATAAAACTAAACAATAATGGCTGCTGTTGCTAATTTAAGAATAGACCAAGGTACCACATTTACGTCAGACGTGACGGTGACTGATAATTCAGGTGCCGTCTTTGATCTTTCTGGATATACAGCTCAAGCTAAGATGGCGTTGGGTTATTCATCTACAAGAACAAGGGTTACAATAACAACAGCAATTAGTAACCCATCAACTGGTGTTGTAACTTTATCGCTAACGGCAGATCAAACTAACGTTTTAGACGCTCCTGCCAGATACGTTTATGATGTTGAAATCACAAGAACATCTGATAGCACAATTACACGAGTTATTGAAGGTATTATTACAGTTCATCCACAAGTGACTACTTAAATTATCTAATTTTTTGAATATAATATTGTTATAAATATAACATAAAAGAGAGATAATTAATGGTCAAAGCTGTTATTAACAATAGAGGTGGCACAACCGCTAAAATAAATACTTCAACGTCTTCAGGACCTCAGCAAGTATCTGTTCAAGTTCCTAGCAGCAGTTCAACAAATTCATTTAGATCATTAACAGACGTAAACGCTAGCTCTCTTTCTGACGGTGCTTTAATTCAATATGATGCTTCATCTGATAAGTTTACAACAAGAAACGAATTAGAAACAACCACAGGAACTATAAAGTTCAACGGTGGTCAGTTTTAGGGAGAATTAAATGGCAACAATAATACAGATAAAACGATCCTCAGGAAATGCCAAACCGTCGGCACTCGCTCAAGGGGAATTAGCTTATTCATATGGAACTGGTGGTAGTTTTGGTGAACAACTTTTTATAGGAACGGGTGTAGAAACAGACGGCGAAGCCGCTAACATAGATGTTATTGGCGGTAAATATTTTACAGATAAGTTAGATCACGCAATAGGCACACTAACAGCCTCGTCAGCTTTACTAGTAGATAGTAATAAAGCGATTGATGAAATCTTTATAGGTAATTCATCAACAGTTGGTGGTACTTTAAAATTAAACGAAGGTACTAACAACGGAACAAATTTCATTGGACTTAAAGCTCCA